GAATTTGCTGTCGTAGGACTTGGAGTCGGGGGCCGGCGCGCCGTCTGGCACAGAAACCACCGACGTAAACCCGGCCTCTTCCAGCGAAAGCTTGTCCATTTCGCCCTCGACCCAGACCAGGGTTTCGCCGATGTCGTTCAGGCCGTACAGGACGCGCTCAGCACCCGAAGCCAGACGGAACAGCTTGTCACGGGTGCGGTACTTGATGTTCACGCACTCAGAACCACGGAAGTACGGGAACATGATGCAGCCACGCTCTTCCTCGACCTGCGGGAAGTAGATCTTCCCGTTGGCGATCTGGTTGCGTACCAGCGTGGCCTGGGTAATGCCCCGCTGGCGGAAATACTCGACCACCGCATCAGGCAGCCCCGTGCTGTTGGCCACGAAGTCGGGCTTGCGGTACGTTTTGGTGATCTGCGGGCGGCTTTCCATGCCCTTGCCAAGCGAACCGGCCCAGCCGCAGTGCCAGCAGTTCCACACGCCCTTGTCGAGATTGACGTTCAAACAGGGGTAGTTGCGCTTCTTTCGGTGCGGCGAACACTGCGGGCAGGTCGTCTTCTGCTCGTTGGCGCCGCCCAATTTCACGGTGATCCCAAAGTCAGCCCAGGTTTTCACAGCACCAACCCCCTCGGCTTCTGCTCAGCCGCCCTCATGCCGCCCACCTGGCCGGCGTACTGGTTGTATTTCGTCGCGTTGAAAAGAGTTTCCGGGCGCAGGTACTTTGCGCTGTCGGTGCCCGCCCATTCCTTCGCCTTGTTGTCGATGACCGCCCGGATTTCGTCCAGGGTGGCGCCCTCAGACAGCCTGGCCCTGACCAGTTTCAAGTTCGCCTCGACTGCCCGGTAGCGAGCGCCGGTTTTCAGGTTCAGGTACTCGATGGCCTCTTTCGCCGCCGAGTTGTCAGGTTCGGGGCGGGCAGGGTCGGGCTTGCCCGACATATGTTTTTCTTTATGAATCAGTGAATCAGGATTCAGAGAATCAGGGGGATTTCCACAGTTCTGCTTTCGTAATTTAACGGTGAAGGAACCGTCTTTATTCGGTAATTCGCTCGCCTTTTCGGTGTGGTGCGGGCTTTGATGCTTGGCGAAGTTGTTGATAACAATGACTTTTACGCCGGCAGCCTCGTAACGCTCGATGAACCCGCTTTCCTCAAGGAGCGACAGCCCCGCCTCGACGTTCACGTCGTCGGCCGGGAAAACTTCCATCTTGATGCGCTTAGGTCGGTCTTCCAACTTTCCGTCTCTATCGGCCAATGTCCAGAGGCCCACGAAAAGCAAACGGTGTTCGAACGGTAATTCCACCAAAGTCTCGTTCTTGAAGAACGACGGCTTGATATTTCTTGCGCGCGCCATTACTCGCCCCTCAGCCCAAAGCGCCGAAACGCCCAATCAACCACGCCAGCGGGCAGCAGCCCCCGGCAGTACAGCTCGACCAGCGAGCGCTTGATAACGGATTTCATGCGACCTCCTTCAGTCCTGCGGCTTGCATAGCGCCTTCAGGCACTTCGAAATCGTGGGCGAGCAACCATTCGATGCAGGCGACCAGCAAAGCGCGCTGGCGGCCGTATTCGGCTTCGAATCGGGCTTTGTAGGGGTGAACGGCGATCATCCACTTTCCGCCCGTGCCATCTTGGTGGTGACCGGCGCAGAGCGGCAGGACGAGCCAATGTGCTTCCGGCTTGGTTCGGCCGTCGATGTGGTGAATCGAAGTCCAGGTGTTGTAGAGCCCCTCTTTGCGGCAGGCGATGCAGCCCACGTGCTGACAGAGCATGTCGTGGAAACGCTTCTGTTCGCGGGAAACGGTGCGGCCCCTGATCATGCCGCCACCTCCGCCGTCGAAATCTTGTTCTCCGCGCACCAAGCCAGGACGTACTCGATCAGGCTGGTCATGCGCTGGACCGACATGTGGGCAGACGATTCGCGGATATTGACGAACTCGCCCTCTATTCCTGGCACCATGTCGGCACCCATGCCGGTAGCCACCGCATGGCCGGAAATCATGACTACCTTCCATTGATGGGGTGTCAGAGTTCGGCCATGCAATTTGGCTTGCTTGCTCAAATCGGAGAAAAGCGCATGCAGAAGCGCGTTCTGTTCCAGGTTGCGAGTCGGCTCTTTGGGCGGTTGGAAGTAGTAGCCGTCCGGCGCCGACAGAACCGACTGCACGGCCATCTGGCGGGTCATGTGGGTCAGGCGGATTTGCTTCATGCCGCCCGCCTTGAAATTAGGTCTTCCAGCCATCGGGCCTTTTCTTCCGCCGCCTTGGCGCGCGCTTCAGCCTGTTCGGCGCGGCGCTCAGCCTCAGACTTCAGCAGCACCAGCCCGTAGCCTCGGCTGTGAGCCAGCCACATCAGCGGGGCCTCGTTGCCGCAAAGCGACATTAGGTCGCCTAGCTTGTTGATCGGGAAGTGGGCATCCCCCTTCATGATTCGGGTCCAGTGCCCGGCATCAATGCCCAGGGTCAGGTACACCTCTTTGTCATCCAGCCCAGACGACTGAACGCAGAGCGCGACGGCCCCCGACAGACTTGGCTGGCGCACGATAAGTCCAAGCGGCACTTCGACTTTTTCCACGCTGCGCGCCAGGGGCAGTTCGGGGTAATCAACCGTGCTCAATTCTTTTGACTTCATTTGACTGTCCCAAACGGGCAAAAAAAACGACGATGGCGGCATGCCTAAGCACACCGCCCCTCTATGCAGATTCGTTGGATTCAGGTCTGCCGATCACGCCCGCCCTCTCCTTCTCGGCCAGGTCGGGCGCCGGGATGTCTTTCGGCTTCATCGCGTGGAACGCGGTCAACCACGACCGGGGGATCTCGTTGTCGGATACCCACTGAGAGATTCGGCCCTTGGTAAGCCCGGTAATTCGCATCACCTCGGCCCGGCCGCCCATGATCTTGATGACATCGGTAGCGTTCATGGCTAGGAGTTTAGATATTTCTATCCATAACGTCAAGAATAATCTAAACCACGGTTTAGAAATCTGCTGCTCTAATGCGGTGATGGATAAGCGGCTGGAAAAGTACGAGAACCGACGTAAGAGATTGCGCCGGCTAATTGATGAGCGGGCGAATGGCAACCAGGCCGCCTTCGGCCGGATGTATGGCTACGAGCGTTCGCAGATATCGCAGTACCTATCCGCCAGCTACAACAAGGGGCGAAGCCCTGGCGGCAATGTCATTGATGATTTGGAAGACAAGTTGGGCTTGCCGCCCGGCTGGTTCGACATCAATGATGGCGGTCAAACAGCCGGTTGGCCGTTCAAGACAATTTCGCCCGAGCGTTACGCGCAGGCGACTGACACGCAGCGCGCGGCCATCGAGGAATGGGTACGGGATCAGCTAGACCGATTTCTTGGCCCAGACTCCGGCGACGGAGAACAGGTTGTCAACCTGTAGGCTGGTGCTGGTGTGGTCGGATGGCGTTTTTTTGAGGCGAATGTGACCAAATGCGAGTTCTGATTCTATTTGTGCTAATCGCTCTGTCCGGCTGTGAAGATGACAACGCCGTCCCACGATATGGGAAACGGTTGGGCTTACCCGAAAATTGTCGGTCCTACGTACAAGCATCGATTGACGGCTATCGAAGTGGACGATTCACTGCCCAAGAGGCGATGGCGGGTCTTGAGCGCAACTGCGGGCGCTACGGCGCTCTATGGTCAGATAGGCGAGGCAAGTGACCCCTAGCTAGCCCCAACGAAGAAGCCGCCCGAGGGCGGCTTTTTGTTGTCTGCTCTTTGAGCGCGCGGGCCTAAGGCGCTCCATTGGGCGGCTCGCGCTCCCATTCCTTCGCCACAATTTCAAACTCAATGAACAGCGCCTGCCGCTGCTCCTTCAGTCTAATCTGGTTTACGTACCCGGATAGATGATGCCAATCTCGAATGACGGTTGACTTCTGCATCCGTTTATAAATTTCCGCATCGAACGCGCCGGTTCTGATGCCAGCGGCCATGAACTCATAGTTGTTCAGCACGGGCAGAATGATGTCGTTCATTTCCGCATGTTCGCTCAAGTCTCCGCAAGCGAACTGCGCGAAATCAGTCCTCCTGTCGCGGAGCATTGCGAATTTCTTTTTGCAAATTTGAAATTCGGAATTGCTATTCTCATGGACAACCATATCCACCGTGGCCCGCTTTCGTGCAAGCGCTTCATTGCGATCTTGTTGATTGCGCAGAAGCTTGAGCTGCCGTGCGTTGTAGATCAAGGCGCCCCCAGCAAATATCGCAGACAAAACAAAGGCTCCTGTTTGAATCCAGAAGCCTATTGTCTCCCCTAGGAATAGGGTTATTGTTGGGTCATGTTGGACCAATCAATAGCTCCAACCTTCGCGATACAGTTTCATGATATTCCTCCCGGCCAAAGTCCTCAGGCTATCCGGCGAAGACCCAATGCCTATCACCGTAGCTTCGGTCGAGTTGGGGGCGGACCGCGCCCCATCGGCTACTGCGAACCCGGGTCCTCCCCGGGGCGCCTTATTGCCCTCAAGGACAACAACGCACAATCGAAGTATAGGCCGAAATGCTCAAATTTGCGCATCCGCCTACCTATAGATTGCGCTCCTTATGCAAGGTTCCGCCTGTCGCCGCCGCCTGGCCCCCTCACAAGGCTGGTAATTTGTAACAACCGCCCTCCCCGGGCGGTTTTCTTTTGGGCGCAACGTTTAGATTTCTCTTGACATTACGGATAGATTTTTCTAAACTTCACCCAACGACTCGCAGAACAGCCTAGCCCCCAGGGCAGCCAAGTAGAGGGTCGGGAAGTACCGAAGTGACCTGGGCGACCAACCAGGTGAGTACGTCGTTGGCGAGGACGCTAAATCGCAATGCTCTGACGGCCGGAGGATAAATGGTCAGTACCCGGGGAGGGACCGCAATGCGGACAAGCCGGGGCAGAGGATGGGAGCCCTCTGCGTCGGTGCTAGGAGCATCTGTCCTAGCCGTACAGCCCACGAAACGGGCATGGCAGTGAGCAAACAGGAACCGTCTGGAGCTTGCTGCCCGGAATCATCCGAAATGGCATTCAACGAGTGCTACTTCCGATGACGCCGATTTCGCAATTCCAACAGCGCGTCGTATTCAGCTTTGCGCCGACGAACACGGTTGTAGTCCAGCCACAGGAGCGCAACGTATCCAGTGACAGATACGGCATACCTGAATATTGCCTCACCCGCTAGGCCGGCGCGTGTGCTAGCCACAAGGAGGACCCACAAACCAATGACCAAACCGAGTAATAGCGGGAAAGTCCGAAGCAGCGACACCAAGACGAGCCTGTTGTTGTGGATCATCTGCGCTGCAAACCAGTTGATTTTTCTTGTTGCTCTCGTCTTTGAGAGCAGCTTGTTCCAGAGCCGTCTGGTTTCTGCGTCGGTGCTTGCCATGCAAGTGCTTTCCGTGGCTTGGGCACTCTGGATCGTAGCAAAGCGCCGATAGGCGAGTCTACAGCGCAATGGAGAGAGATATGGAAGCGAAGCACACGCCGGGTCCGTGGGCGGTCCGCTACGACTACGTGGTGCAAGCGCCCTCCTTTGATGATGGTCGCCTCGTTCCGGTCGCTCAGCCCTACGGCGTCAACAGCGATGGAACCGACCTGTTCGCCAACGCCCGCCTGATCGCCGCTGCACCGGAACTGCTGGAAGCGCTGCAAACGCTGGTTGCCGACTTCGCTGATTACCCGGCCAGTGAGCGCCCGTGTCACGCCTTCGATCTGGCCCGCGCCGCCATCGCCAAGGCCCTCGGCCACCACCCCACTCCCCTCCCCGACGAAGCAATGGCAGGGGAGCAAGAGGTTGACTAGGAGAAAGATATGTCCAAGTACGCCACAACCATATTCACAGCCATGGGGCTAGCAGTAGGAACGCTTGGCGGTGGTGCGGTGATGTACCAGCCCAAACCCGACAAGGTATCGCTGTACATGCCTGAATGGGTGTGTACGGTCAACGTAGCAACCGAGCGCCTGCAGTGTGAAAGGAAGGCGGCGGGGACTCTTTAAGGACAATCATGAACGAACAATTGCAAGTCGCTCTAGCCGATATTCTGTCGAAAACTGCCGACACCATTGACTCCGGTGTTGTGTTCCTTCAGGCAGAGCTACCCGATGTAGTTCGACAGCTGCTCACGTGGAAGGTAGTCGAGTCAGTCTTCTATGCCTTTCTTCTGCTGATCGCCGCTGTGGTCGGGGCAGTTTTTCTAAAAAAATCGGTTCATTGGTTAGAAAGATCGTGGACCGGCGAAAAGCTCTACTACAACAACCATCACAATGAAAAGGAGGCCGAGGGCAAGAGACTCATGGATGAATTTGGCCGCCTTGGGGTCATTTCGGTTCCTGTCTCCTTTTTTAGCACGGCCACCATCGTCCTAGGTGTGGTTCTGATACCCGGATACGTCGCCACCGCCATCCAGATATGGGTTGCCCCGAAGATATACCTGATCGAGTACGCCGCCAGTCTGGCGAAGTAGAACGGGCGGGGACGTTGTAAAGGTTTTGCTAGCCGTGCCGCGAGTATGCCGGGATTGCCTCACCCGGAAGTGATTGGGACTACGCACCCAGCCGCTAGACACCCAGGAAAGACGGGGACCTTCCGTGCTGAGTCCTGTACACAAACTTGCTCAGCGCATGGGCCTACCCTGGCCTCAACCCAGGGGCAGGGCTCAGCACGGAGGGTTGCATTACTCCATTTCAACCTTCAAAGGAGCGGCAGTGTTAAATCAAGCTCAATTTCAACCCAGCGCCCTCGGGCAAATCGCCTGTGATGGCGCCAGCGAGCGCGACATCCCGGCATCGATGGGGCGACTTGCAATCGCCGCGAACGTGATGGACAAAGTTGTGGCCGACCTGACTGAGCGCCTAACCCCTGTCCTGTCGCAGGATGTGGGGGGCCTGATTGGGGGGTCGGAGAGCGCGCACCCTAAGCCCGTCCGCGCTCCCCTGTCTATGCAAGCGGAATCCATCATCGACCAGCTCGATGCGGCTGTCAATCGGCTTCAGACGCTGCTGGGTCGCCTGGAAATTTAAGAATCTCCCTAGGTGCTGGATGGTCCCCCAGCCGTCTCGCCCACGAAACTGGCGGTTCTCAAGGGTGGCGGTTGAACGGCTCGGCCTAGGCGTGTTGGGGACGCTCCCATCGCAGCCGCCACCCTTGAGGACTCCATCACTTTCAACTTTCCAACCGTGCAGGGTTGGCGGAGTTCCTCACCCATCAATGGGGGAAAGCAGATGCCGTGCCCTGTGACTACGCGGGGCAGATCAAACGGTGCAGCGAGTACCCCTCCCCCTTCAGGCGCCACCCCACGACCCGCCAATACTGCCGAGTGCGCACGACGCATGAGGGCGGTTAGTGCAGGAGCGCCGCCCCATTCACTGGAGAAAACAATGGCATCGAAGCCAAAAGAAGAAGTCGTTGTCGCGTACAAGGGTTTCACCAAAGACCTGACCTGCACTGGCGGAGATAAGCCATTCCAGTACGAAATCGGCGGCGAGTATGAACATGCGGGGAAGGTCGAAGCATGCGCCGCTGGCTTCCACGCCTGCGAATATCCGCTCGATGTCCTGGGCTACTACCCGCCCGCTGGCTCGCGGTTCGCCATCGTTGAGCAGAGCGGCAAAATCGACCGCGAATCAAGCGATTCCAAGCTGGCTAGCTCGAAGATCAAGATCAAGGCCGAGCTGAGCCTGTCCGGCCTGATCAAAGCCGCCATCGAATACACCTTCAGCCGGTCGAAGCCGGAGGGCGAGGCTGCCACTGGCACCCAGGGCGCTGCCTCTGCCACTGGCTACCGGGGCGCTGCCTCTGCCACGGGCGACCAGGGCGCTGCCTCTGCCACGGGCTACCAGGGCGCTGCCTCTGCCACGGGCGACCGGGGCGCTGCCTCTGCCACTGGCTACCGGGGCGCTGCCTCTGCCACTGGCACCCAGGGCGCTGCCTCTGCCACGGGCTACCAGGGCGCTGCCTCTGCCACGGGCGACCAGGGCGCTGCCTCTGCCACGGGCAACCAGGGCGCTGCCTCTGCCACGGGTAAGCATGGTGTTGCGGTCGCGGCAGGTGTCGAAAGCAAGGCTATGGGGGCCGAAGGTTGCGCCCTATTCCTGGTGTATCGCGATACCGACAGCGAAAACTATGGGCGAATCATCCACGCCAAGGCGGTCATCGTTGGTCAGGACGGCATCAAGCCGGATACGTGGTACTCGCTCAATGCTGAGGGAGAAGTTACGGAGGTGGAGTCATGAACCCCATGGCATGGCCTGAACCAGACCTGGAGGCGCCCGAAGTGATGCCCCTGACCGCATCCCCGCAATCCGTACTGGAAGTGATGCGCAACCCCTGCGCCTGGGACGTGGACGGCCACGACGCGCTCTGGTGGGCAAAACGCCTGAAGGAACGCGACTTCTTCGACAACCTAACGGACGGCGACCGGATGCTGATGCTGGCAGCCGTTCTCGAAAGCAACAACACGTGGATGCTGCGCCTGCAGGTGGACATCAAGGGCGCGGTAACCGAGGAATTGGAGGAATGAAATGTGGACGCAACAAGAAGCAATTGACCTCTGCATCGCAATAGAGGCCATCTGCCCAGACTACGGCTGCCACGTGGCGCTCACCGGCGGCACGCTTTACAAAAATGGTCCTCGGAAGGACTGCGACCTGCTGTTCTACCGCATCCGCCAAATCAGGCAAATAGACCAACAAGGGCTATTCGCGGCGCTCGCAAAGATCGGCGTCGAGCGTAAGAGTGGCTTTGGCTGGGTACACAAAGCCTCGTATGGCGACCTGAACATCGATATGTTCTTCCCGGAAGCGCCGGATGGGGAATACGTGCGCGATGCCGCTGTCGTTACTGATTTGGAGGCAGAGCCATGCGCCGCCTGATCAACTTCCTCCGCCGCATCGACGCCTACGGGTATGTGGGCATCTATTGCCTACTTGCCGCCATCGTCATGGGCTATGTCACCACCCAGCATTTCGACGACGAGGCGCGGCTTGTTGAGATTGCACAGAAGTAGGAGAACAACAAATGAACGAAGTTATCGAAGCCCCTGCCCGTGAGCTTGCAGTAGATGCTGCGCCCGCCGCTGACTCTCCTATGGGCATGATGCTGGCGGCCCTGAAGCACGGGGCTACCCTGGAGCAAGTCGAGAAGATGATGGACTTGCAAGAGCGCTGGGCAAAGACGGAAGCCAAGAAGGCCTACGACGCGGCATTCGCTGCGTTCAAGGCCGAGGCGGTCAAGATCGTGAAGGGCCGCAACGTGACGGACGGCCCTCTGAAGGGCAAGGCTTACGCCGAATTGCATGATGTGGTCAACGCTGTCACCCCAGCTCTGTCCAAGCACGGCCTCTCGTCGTCGTGGAAGCTGACCAAGGACGAAAAGGACTGGATGGAGGTCACCTGCTACCTGCGGCACGTAGGCGGTCACGAGGAAAGCGTCTCGATGGGCGGCCCGCCGGATATGGGCGGCGCCAAGAACGCGATTCAGGCCCGGGCAAGCACCAAAACGTACCTGGAGCGCTATACGCTCAAAGCCATCACCGGCCTGTCCGAGCAAGAGGACGACACGGACGGCAATGTGTACCGACAGGCTGCGGTTGATGAATGGGTCGAGAAGGCACAGCAGGCTGACACCGCTGCCGCTCTGATCGCCCTGAAGAAAGACGGCGGGGCGGTCTTCACTAAGGCGCGCGACCGTGAGGGTTACAAGGCCTTCATGATGGCCGTTTCCGAGCGGATGGATCAGATCCAAGGAGGCGCCAATGCGTGACTTCAAGCTGCGGGCGTCGTCTGTCGGAAGGATCATGACTAATCCCAGGACGAAGGGCGAAGGGATCTTGTCCGTCGGCGCGAAGACCTACCTGCGCGAGCTGGCAAAGCAAGAGATCCTCGGCATCGAGTTCGAGGTATCGAGCAAGGAAATGGAGAAAGGCATCGAGGTCGAGCCTGAGTCCATCGCCCTGCTTAACCGGGTACGAGGCCTGAGCCTGGAGAAGAACACCGAGCGCCGGTCGAACGACTGGATTACCGGGGAATGCGATCTCTACGACGCAGCCAACCGCAAGGGCTATGACCTCAAGTCGTCGTGGTCGGCCAGGACTTTCCCCGGCTGGCCGCCTGACTGCGAGGACAGCATCTACGAGTGGCAGATGCGTGCGTACATGTGGCTTTGGGACGCCGACCGATGGGAAGTTGTCTATGCCCTGGTTGACACCCCCGAGCGTCTGATTGGCTACGAGCCGATCCAAATGCACCTGGTTTCCCACTTGCCCGAGCACATCCGCGTTACCGGTTGGGAGATCGAACGCGACCCCGAAAAGGAAAAGCAGATGCAGGAGCGGGTCGAAGCCGCAAGGGAGTACCTGCAAGACTGCATCCGCATGTTTGACGAACTACACAAGGAAGCCGCTTAACCATGCCGCAACTTATTGGATTGGCCACCATAGGCCGCGATGCAGAAGTACGTCACACTGCCCAGGGCGATCCTGTCGTGAGCCTGTCGCTCGCCTTCACCTACGGGAAAAAGGGAACCGACGGGAAGCGCCCGACCCAATGGGTGGACGGGTCACTGTGGGGCCAGCGCGCCGAAGCGTTGCAGCCGTACTTGCTCAAGGGAACCCGCGTTTATGTGGTCGTGGACGAGGCGCACGAAGAGAGCTACCAGACCCGCGACGGCCGAACCGGCAGCAAGATCGTCGGGCGCGTCAGCGTGATCGAGTTCGCCAGCAAGCCCGCCCAGCAGCAGGCCGCGCCACAGGCTGCCCCGGAACCCGCCCAGCGCCCTGCCGCCGAGCCGATGGACATGGACGACCCGATTCCTTTCTAGCCCCCGGCAGCTCACCCTAACCAAATGGAGGCCCACTTAGGTGGGCTGCTTTCTTATTGCCTGGAGAAATGGCATGACCACCTCACCGAACCCGCAGGACGATGGCCTGAAGCTGGTCAAGCGCCACGAATGGATATTCAAGGGTAAGACGTTCGGCATCCTTGTCAGTTGCCGCGGCCTTGACGGCGATACGAATGATAAGTGGACATGGTGCATGTACGCGCTGATCTACGACAACCACCCGTTATTCAAGGACGCCGAGGCGGCCATCGAGCAATTGCCCTGGCATTGCGGTTGCACCTATGAAGAACGGTTCTTCCAGGAGCCGGCGCGCGGCATCAGATACGAATGGCAGCGCAAAGGCGAGTGGCTGAAGATCGGCTGCGACTACGCCCACCTGTATGACGATCACTATCAGCGCATGAGCCCGGAGGGTGGCATCCCGCCTGCGATCCAAGCTGACGCGCAGGAACTGTTTAGCGCGCTCCTCGCCCGCCAGGAGTCCAGCCATGACAGTTGATAAAGCCGCGTTGCGCGACCTCTCAGACACGCTGAACGGCATATTGCTCCCAGAAGGCTACAACCGGCAAGCGTTGAAGGATGCCGCCGTCGCCCTCCCCGCCCTCCTGGCCGAGAACGAGGCCCTGCGCGCAGAGCTACAGGCGCGGCAGTGGATGCCGATTGAGTCTTGCCCCCGTGGACAGCTAGCGCTGTTCTACGACGCAAATGCGACCGAAGTACGAAATTGCATGTTCGTAGATTGGATGGTTGACGGGGAGTTTTGTGGAAACCGCCACCATGAGGCATCCCACTGGATGCCCCTACCGCCCGCCCCTCCCCAAGGAGAGACAGCATGCTGAAGTCACAGGAGCATTACGACCTGATGAGCGCCTTTGAGCGCACCCATCGAGGAAGAATGGACAAAGAGCCGAAGGAATCCTGGAGCCGAGGGATCATCTACCAGGATGGTCATGTGAACGAACTGTTCCTGGCCTACCGGAACGGATACGCCTATTCCCAGGCCGACACGCGCAGCGAGATCCAGAATCTCGAGGCTTCCCGCGACGGGTACCGGGACGATGCCCGGGCCTTGCACGCGGCCCTACTGCGCATGGTGTCTCTGCACGAGTCTGAATTCGATCACGAATCCCCTCACCAATGGCGCCCGTACTGGCTGATCGCAGCTTTGCAGCGAACCAATGCGCTCGAAGGAGATGGAGCATGACCACGGTGGCCGTGCTGTTCGCGCGCGCGGACTCGGTCTACAAGACGATTCCAGGCTGCGACGTGTACGACATCGACCGCGATGCGCGCACGTTCCAGGGCGGTATGCCGGTTGTGGCGCACCCGCCGTGCAGGTCATGGGGACGGCTCAGGCAGTTCGCCAAGCCTCGGGAAGACGAAAAGGCGCTAGGCCCATGGGCGGTTGAACAAGTCCGACGCTGGGGCGGCGTGCTGGAACATCCAGCCGAATCCACGCTGTTTGCCCACTGTGGCATGCCGGCGCCTGGCCGGTTCCCTGACGCATGGGGCGGGTACACGATC